TGATGTTAATTTGTCTAATAATCCCATAATTGCTATTTTATTATAAATATTGTATTATTGTACTTGATACATATCTACAGTGGTTAATTTGTTTCCTATCATTTTTAATAACTTATTTGTTTCCTTAGTTTCTTTGTTTTCAGACTGGATTATTGTTGTTCCTCCGCTATTTGCTCCACCTTGCATCATTTTAGAGGCTCCTGGGGCTGCTATAAAATCATCATTTTTAGATAATTCAAATAATCCACCTTCTTTAGTTGATACTTGTGTTTTGCCATCAGCAGGTGAGTTCATATCCCCTACTTTACTTAAAGCACCAAAACCTGCTGCTAGTGTTGCGGCGGCTGCTATTGGACCTAATACAAAACCGGCAAATGGTATTGCTGCCGCTGACTGGAATGCCATGTAAGCTGCTAATACAATAGCTATACCTACTATACCCTTCATTATTTTTCCAAGTGTACCAAGAGGTCCTGTAAGATTTGATATCCCTTCACCAATTTTTCCAGTAAGTTCCATAAGGAGCATAAAGGGTTTTATAATGAAACCAACTACTTCTAAAATACCCCCTAACATTTCAAACACAGGCATCATAGATTCACCTATCATTCCAAAAATTTCGTTTATTCTATTCATTGAAGCAGACATTTTATCTGCTTGACCCACTTGTTGCTTCAAACCTTCAACTCCATCTTTTGCTAGTTCTTTTTGTGCCTGTTCTAAACCAACTGCTGCTATTCTTTTATTTAATAATGCTTCGGTTTCAGCTGCTTGTTCTCCAGTAGCACCTACTAATTGCTCTTGTATAAATAAAGTTTGGGCTAGATCATCTCTACCCATACCAACAGCTTTTGCTAACGCCTCCTGTTGGATTCTATTCATTTCTCCAAACTCCGCGGCTGACCCTGCTTGTTCTGATATTTCTTTTGCTACGGTTGCTAAATCATTATTTAAAGCTGCTTGTCTAGCTTTTTCTAAATTAATGTCTTTACCTAATAATAGTTCTGCTTCTAATTCTGCTTCTATAGAGGATTCAAAATCAAGTAAACTACCTGCTATATCATCTACTTTAGACATCTCCATACCTAAAGCCTTTGCAGATGCTACTGCATCAGCAATTAATCCAGGGTTTTTACCTAAAGATAAGGTAGTGGATGCAGATAAATTACCTATATCTTTTAATAAATCCTTTTCGTTTAATTTTACCCCTAAAGCCGTTGATGAAATTTTAGCCTGAGCCATATATTCACCTGTAACTTCATTCAGTGATTTGCCCGTAGAATCGGATATAGCTTTTATACCTAATAATTCTTCATTAGTAAACCCAGCCATCTCCCTCATTTCAGTAAACTGAATAAGCATTTCCTTACTAGGTTTTACACTAGTACCTAAGGCTTTATTCATTTCCATCATGGATTCTGACATTCCTTTAGTACTAACAAATATATTACCACTATCTACTGCAGATTTTCTTAATTGGCCCCTCATTGCTAGAGTGTCCTTATAAGACATATTAAGGCCTTTAGCCATCTCGGAAGCAGCTTTATCACCTTCTATCATAGCCCCTATTAACTTTGTAAGTAGAGCTACAGGACCTAAAGATTTCATAAAACTGTTTAACATTCCTTTTGCACCCGCCGCTAGAGATGCACTATCTATTGCACCTTTAGAGAAACCACCTTTCATATTCTTTTGGATGTCTTCAACAGAAGCTCCAGAGGCTTCAAGAGCATCTTTCATACCCATTCCTTCTTTCCTAAGTTTAGCATATTTATCGGCACCAAACTTTCTTTTCTCCATATCAGAAGCTATACCTTCAGCTTCTTTAGCAGCAGCTCCAAACATTGGGGCAAGACCCGAGAGTAATGGGACTTTTTCTAGTACTTTTTCTATACCCCCAAACAGAGATACACCTTTAGCATTTGCTATATTTTGTACTGTATCGTCTACCAATCCTAACTCAACTTTAAGAACTTGTGCCCCCTTAATTTGTTCGTCAAGGGATACTGATAGATTGTAGTTAGATTCAACTTGTGATTTTGTAAGTCCTAATTGATCTTTTGTTAATTTAGATTGGGTTTGTTTTAATAAACGTATATCTTTGTCTATTTTTAACCTGTTGTCCGCTAATTTATTAAGTGATTTAGCGTTGGTTAAATCTTCTTTTCCTAAGGTAGTAAGATTTTCAGTTATTTTAGATAAAGAATTTGTCGCCCTAAGAATTGCAGATTTTTCGGCTTTTTGGAATGATAATTGTTTTACTTGGTCCTTAATAACATTATCAATGTCCATTTGGGTAGACAATATCTCTTTGTCAGTACCTAGTCTATCTTTATCTAGTTTAATTGATTCAGCTAATAAACGGTTTTGGTCCGTCATTAGCTGTTTCATAGTTAATAGTTTCTTCACTTGATCTCCCGCCATGTAAGTATTTTATTATAAATATTACTAACTATAACTTGTTTTACCTTTATATGCCTTGCTTGCTTCTGCAAATGCTGGGGTGTTAACTTTACCATCAGTATTAACTAGATTTTTAGCTCCTTTACCTCCATTAGCAGCCTTTTCGTTTGCTTTTTTCTCTTCTTCATAAAAATCTTTTATTTCTGAGTAGGTAAATTTTCTTAACCATATAGGCATGTTATATACCGTGTTATAGTCATACCCACCTTTACCATGAAAGATTAATTGGTGAATCATTTTAAAAAGATGTAAACGTATCTCGGGGGCGTTAGTTGTAGTCAGGCCAAAAAAAGTTTAGACCAATTGGAATGGTCACCTCCTCGCCATTATCCAAAATATAGGATAAGTTTACATCTGGTTGGGTTGCCGCAATATTGTCTCTAAATGCTCTAGAATCTCTAGCTAAAAACATATTATCTACAAATTCTCTAATATCTTTCTTTTCTTCACTGCCATCTACTGATGTGATTAAATATTTTAATCTTGTAGTAAGGCTTGATGAATCTTCTTTATTGAGTTTTTTAAGACCTGCTAATTCTCGATCTATTTGTTTTTCTACTTTACCTGTAGATAGTTGGTAGGTTAAAACAGTTCCAGTAGCTGGGGTTGTAAAAGTAAATTCGTTTTTACCTGCTTCAAATTTAGATTCGTCAATTTCTTTATTGTCTAAAGTTGACATATCTAAAACATAGCTTGTCCCTTTTACTGTGATTTCATAATCTTTACCATATCCTAAAATACGTGTAGCTATTAATAGTGCATTTTTATCTCCAACGATTAAATCATCAATCTTAATGTCCTTATTTATGATTACGGATTGTAATAATTTTTCTAATACTACTCCTTTTTGGATAAATGATTGATTAGAAAGAATATCTTCTTCCTTAGCAGTCATGTATTTAATTTCTACTTTACCACTTGATAGGGGGTTGTCTTTTGTGTAGATGAGACCTTTTGAAGGTAAATCTACCTCTTCGGTCGGGAATTTGAATTCACTCATATAAACTTATTTTAATTATAACATTATTGTCACGCATACATATGTAATATAAAAAAAAGCTTGGCGTGAGCCAAGCAATTTTTAAAAAAAGGAGGGGTAATTTTCTTTTTTAGAAATTTAGTATACAGTAATCTGGTTGTACTGTTAATTGTAATTCTACAGCAGCACTTTCATTGTCCCAACTATAATCACCGAAGTTAGCATCTGTGATTAATGCACCTTTGATAATCCATTCTGAAACGATATCACCTACTGGTCCTAATACGTTCATAGTTAAATCTTTTTTATAGAAATCACTATATCCGTCTCTACCTGTTACTGATTCGTGATGTAATCTAACCCACTCCATACATGCTTGCGCACCTGATGGTGTAATTGGGTCAAATAACGTCATTTGAATTGTGTTCCAAAGTGTTTTACCTTTAACGTATCTTGCAACGTTGATATGGTTTAACTGGACTGTACCTTGTGTTAATGAAACTGCGCCCATACCTTTAATTTGGTATGAAGGAATTCCATCTACATACAATATAAACCTGTTTTGTTGCTTTGGTTCAAATGCTGTATAAAATATTTCGTTTGGGTCTAATACTGCCATTGTTGTTTATTTTATTATAAATATTCTATTCTTTTGTTTTTATTCAGGAAATGTTGCTCCAGTTGGTAAAACATTAAAATCTAGAATTACAAATTCTGCTGTTTTAGTTGGTTGTAGGTAAATTTGGCCTACTAGCTCATTTCTATCGATTACGTCTGGTGTGTTGTTTGTAGCATCCATTACTACTTTAAATGCATACAATCCTTGTCTTTGTTGTACTGATTCTAAGTATGGGTTAACTTGTGCCAAGAAGTTGTTTCTTGTTGAATTTGTATTTTGTTCAAATACTAAGTTATCTGATACTTGTACTATATAGGATTTTAATGAAATTAGTAATCTACGTACATTTACTCTATCTAAAGCACTTGCTCTTTTCTGTAATGTTTTCTGTCCGAATACTACAACTCCACTTCCTGGGAACGTTGCAATTGGATTAACATTTGCTTCATATAATGTATCTCTGTTTCCAGATGTTAATTTTCTTTCTGCTCTTATTACACTTCCTAAAGCTCCTCTTACTAAACCTGCTGGTGCGAACCATGGGTCTGAAGATGCGTCTGTAAATGCGTATACTGCGGGAATATACGTTGATGCTGGCGCCCAAACTGTTTGTCCAGTACCTGCGTCGATTGTTTGTAGCCATGGCCAATATGTCGCGGCATATGACGAATCGTAAGCAGATGCTTGTGTAGTAACTCCATTTATACCTGTATTATAAGGTACTAAATCAATTACTGACATACAATCTGTTCTTCCTTGTGCTAATGCTACTAATGAAGTAACTTGTGCTCCATGTATAGATCCTATTAATCCAGGAGCTGATATTACATTAAACTGATAATCATCAGAGTTGCTTAATAATTTAATTGAAGCTGTATAATCGTTTGGTCCAATACCTTGAATGTTTCCAGCTGTTATACTTTCATTAAATAATGCTGTACCATTTTCAAAGTTATTACCTGTTGCTGCTGCAAATGATCCTGATCCTACTGCTGGTAAACTTCCTGTAAATGAATTTTTAATTGATCCATCATTATTGAAGTATTGTGGAGTAGGTGTGCTTACTGCTGAACAGTATACATAATTACTTCTACGTGGGTAATTACCATTTGTTTTAACATAGTAATCTGTACCATCTTGTTCTATAGAGTAATATGTGTCTCCAATTACTTTAGCAACATAATTGACCGCTGTTGGGTCCATTGATAAGTTATTGTAAGTCTCTAATATTGATTTTTGGTTGGTAATATCATTACCACGTCTGATCAACAATGAAAATTGTCCTGACCCTGTGTTTACTGATGCTACTTCCCATCTAAGGTTATCTGCTGTTCCGTTTGATAAAGCTCCATTTGCGTTTAACGTACCGAAACTGTTCATTATTGTTCCTTCAGAAATAGTTTTTAGTTGAAATGATGTTGATTGGTATCCTGCATCTGCTGAGTCTGTAAACCCAAGTGTTATAATACCACTACCATTTGCTCCTGCAACACTTCCTGAAGTTTCAGCTTCAGTAAATGATCCGGTAACTACTCTAGATACTAATAATGATTCACCACCTTGAGCAAAATAATTTCTTGCTGCGATAGAGTTTAAATACGTGTAAAATTGGGAACCGCTTTCTACAGCTCCTCCAAAAATAGCTTCATATTGTGAAAATGAAGACACCGCTGTTGGAACTTCAACCGGTCCTTTTACTGCAGGTCCGATAATTGCTGCACCAAAAGTTACAGGTCTTGCGCCAATAAACGACTGATCATTTTCTCTTGCTAATACACCCGGAGATATTAATGTTTCTGCCATTGTTATATATTATATTATGTTTTGTTTTATTATAAATATTAAAAACTATTTCAAAAAACTATTTTAATGGTATAAATTCTCCTTTTTCTAGATCGATATTACCATCACCATACTTTTTTTGCAATTCATCTGCAGTACTTTGCTGTTCTATTCTTAATTCTTTAAAACTATTTAACAATTCTTCTTTTTTGTCTTTCAATAAGTCAAACTGTAATTCAATTTGCCCTATGGCTCCAACCGCCTCATTTGTTCTTAGTTGGTAATCTGATAGTTTTGCAACTTCTTCTTTTTGTAACTTTTTTACTTCTTTCATAATTTGTAAATGTTTATTATAAATATATATAAGTAAGTGGAAAAATACACTTATTGTAAATCTTTCATATTTCTTTTTCTATGGTCACTAGTTGGGTTTTGAATAGGCTGTCCTGCAGTTTCTATATTACTAACTGTTTCCGTGTTAATAGTGATTTTTGCTTTAGAATTATATACTTTAGTGGAATTTAATTCTTTTTGAATTGTGTCCGGTAGTATATATCCTCTTAATCTTATATTAAAAGTACCTGTAACTAATCTATCTTTACCTTGTGTTAATTCAGTTGCTGTTGTAAATGTATCTATAAAAGCTCTAAATTGAAATCTTTCTGGCATACCCCAATAAGCATCAGATGCGTATTCACACGCTTCTATTACCTTATTTAATTGTTCCATGTAATATGTCTGGATAATACAGCTGTATTCCATTGTAACGTAATCGGGTTGTGCTACTACATGGTACTTTTCAATAGGTTTTCTGTTATTTAATGTAGCAAAATTGCTATAAAAGTTTTTAGTGCTATATTGTTTTGACCATTTACCATATAGGTTTGGTTGGTTTGCATCTAATTTATTAGCTACTGTTCTATCCTTAGATAAAGAATCTCTTTTAATTACAAGAATAGGTAGCATAATTGCACCTTTTTTATCCCTATAATATCCATCACGTTGGAAGGATTTCCATCTTTCAGGAGCACCATATATTACAGGTACTTCTTGGCGTTGACCGTTTTGATAAACAAAAGGTTTAATTTGATTATTAAAGTAATAAAATATAGCTTCATCAATATCTTTTATACCAACAGAATATTGTTTTGAAGTATCACCTTTCATACTCATTTGAGATGATCTATTTTGTGATATTCCTGTATCCTGGTAGTTAGGGTTTATAGGCATTATAGCAGCGTTAGGATCCGTTTGAATCCCTCTATCTTCTATACCTTGAAAGGCCTTGTGGTTACCCTCACTTAAGGTTAATTGATGTTTAGGTATTGGTTTTCTTGGTTTTGCCATTACATTCTTTCTATATGAGGTGAAATTGCTACTTTGTCTGCTGGTATGTAATATGTCGATACTAATATTGATACATTATTACCAAATTTTTCTAATCCTGGGTTTAATGGGTTTAATGTTCCATCAGAATCATTATTAGGATAATCAGGGTTTTTACCTCCCCAATATTGGTTAGCAATTGTACTTTGAACTCCATAGTATCCTTCTTCGAATAATATAATATCTCCTACTCGAGGTACCACGTCTTTTTCAACTAAATCATCTCTTAAGAAATAAAAGTTAATGCTTTGATCAAATTGTACACCTTCATTATTCAAGGAAAAATCTTGATCTCCTCTATCCATTAACACATTAAATAGAAAAGGACCATCATAATATTTTTCTTCAGCGGCTTCACCGTAAATATTAACTTTAGTTTCTTCTAATTTAAACTGGTAGATAGCACATTGTTGGGTAATAATATTACCCATTACTTCTCTATTAAAATTTCTCATCAGAGACCAATCTCTGACTCCTGTATACATTGCCATATTATCCTATAAAAATAGTCCAAGGGACTTGTTGTAATTCTTTCATTTTGGAATCTGCCTCATTAGCTCTTCTTTCTAAAGCTGCCATTCTTGAAGTTTCATCAAAGTAAGTTCTTAATCTTTCGATTAATGTTGTTTTTTCAGCGGTTGCTGCCGCAATTAAATCGGATTGGTTAAGTGTTACTTCTGAATTAGGGATAGGGATTGAGCTATATTTACCTCTTACATAACCCAACATTTCTTTCGATAATGCTAATGCGTATTCAAATATCCACTGTCTACCTACAGAATTTATAAATTCGTATGTTGGGTTTTCATAAGGGGCATTTGATACGTTTGTAACTCTGTCTGGAGTTTGTTTAACCGACGTTGCTATTCTTTCATCTCGTTTAATATATTCAAACCAAAGTTGAGGTCCTATTGATCCCGAAGAAATATTACCAAAATTTGGAATCGGGAATATTCTTAATTTATCAGCTTTTATTTCAAAAGAATAAGCATTTCTTCTAATAGTTTCACTCATTTCAATTTGTTGGATAACAGCTATTTCATAGTTTAAAGGAGACATTAAATAACCTCCAGCTCCTCCATATCCACCTATACCCATCATACCCGCGGCCATTACTCCCCCAAATCCAAACCCATTATAAGGATCTAAAATACGTGCGGATGCTGGGATAGGATTTTCATAAAATACTCTTTTAATTTCAATACCATGTTGATATTCTGAACCAGTAATACCACTTTGGGTCATAAAAGTTTGAAAAGAATAATCTTGTTGGCTTGATGTTAGAGCAAATGATCCTGAATAGTAAGGTACATTACCTCCACTACCTGCTTCTTCACCATATTGTTCAGTTAATCTAACTATTGGTTCAAAACTCGGTGTTATAAGCGCTTGATTTAAGTTTGACCCAGTGGTTAACCCCTCGAGTGATAATTGATTATCTCGTATTTTATACGCATATAACTCGTTACCATACGTGGTTACGGCCTCTTCAAAAGCGGTAAAAAAGGATCCGGATTGTAGTTCAATGTCTACTAAAGGGTAACCTAACCGGGCAGCACAAAATTTTGCTACTTTAACTGCATCTGTTTTAAATTGGGTATCAGCATTATAAAACCCAAAAGGCACCGCATCATCTGTCCATTGTGGGCATCCATCGTAAATTGGTATATTCATGTTAAACGATTTTATTATAAATATGAAAAAAAAAGGCCGAACTAACGTTCGGCCTAATTTTATTTAATCTTGGTTGGAAAATACTATATAGTATCTAAACCTGCGATGTCAATAGTACCATAAAATTCTGGTCTTACCATTTTCTTAGCATATCTAGTCAATAGACCTTTTCTTGGTGTAAAGGTTTCTGGATCGTAGATAAGCGGAGTCATGATTAATGGAATATATGGAGCAAATACTGCACCTGTTTCCAAGAATTGAGATCCTCTGAATCCTAACAACATTACGTTAGATTTCATATAAGGGTTCTTGTAAACTTTATATCTTCCATTTAATGAACCAACTTTCTGAACACCAAATGCATAAGTTGCTTTAGAAGCATCTCCATCAGTATCAGCAGCAAATCCTGGAATAGATTCCAAGATAGTACCTACAGAAGGAGAACATACTAGGAAGTTTGCTCCACCTCTTAAAGTCTTCTGGTGAATGATGTTACTTAATTTTTGGATTTTAGTTCCTAATGTTTGGAACCACTGTCCTTGAGAATTATAAAATCCTAAGTTTTTCTGAGCACCTGCAGCACTAGTAACACTAATGTTGTTTTCAGCTGACCATACTTCGTTTCCAGCAGCAGCGCCACTGATTAACATATCTAAGATCTCTAAATCAATTTCTAGTGAAATATATTCACTTAAAATTGAAGTTAATTCAGCTTCAGCATCTAATGCATGGTATGCATTTAAATCCTGTGCGAATTCTGGCGTCCATACTGCTTTCAATTTTCTAGTTTTAGCAACGATCGCAGATGATTTCATCTGTACGTTGATTTCTGGAATTGTAATTGATGGAGAGTTATCTGAATTTGGTTTTGGATTTCCATCTTCAAAATCACCTCTATATTGGTCAGTAGGTTGTAATTGGTAACAAACAGTGTTTGTATCGTCAATTGCAGCTCCAAATGATTTACTTACTACAAACTCAACACATTGTGTAGTTTGATTGAATTTAGTAAATGCAGATATTTGATTTCCTAATAAAGAATTAGTTATATAATCTAAAGATCCTGTTCCAAATTGGAATGCGTTTACACCTTCTTTATCTACAAAATCTAAAGATGAAGTTGATACTGATATCTTATCAAATGTAGGGAATCCTGAACTTGATGAATAATCTGAATCATAATTCATATCCGCCCAAGTAGCTGTAGCTAAAAAGGAAGAAGTTGCATATACTGATTGTGTGTTGTTAATTGAATACCCGAATCTACCTGATCCGTAAAGTCCACCTTCGCTTTTGTTTCCAAAGTTGTTTCCACCTATTTCGTTACCGTATAGAGAAGAACCACTTAAAAATGGAGTTTTATCGCTTCCGTATTGGAAGTCTAGGAAAAATACTAGTCCTGAAGGCAAGTTCATTGGTTGAACCGAAACAAATTCCTTTGCAGCGATTTGACCAAATACTTTTCTTACCAATGGTAAAGCAACTCCTGCCCACTGGCCACCGTTGTTTACTGATGTTTGGCTTTGAAATGTACCTGAAGAAGAAGCACCACCACCTGTTTGTGATGATTCTACTACTAATTGTTTAGCTTGGTTTTCAAGAATGATACCCATGTTATTTTTATGGGAACCATCTAAACCTTCTAAAAGACCTGTTTTTTCCCACTTGCTAGATAATCTAGCTGCGTCAGACTGCATATTGCTATATGAGTTTGCGCTTTCTAATAGTGAATTTAAGCTCATTTTAATTGTTTTTTTTAATTATTAATTTATTTTTTACAATAACCCTGCAAGAGTTCTCATTCTGTTATAAACATCATTAGACTCGATAATAGGTTGTTTTGTAGCTTTTGGTTCTAAACCACTAGCTTTTGAAGCAGCACCTCTCTTAATTGATTCATTAATAGTTGGAATAGTTACACTTGATGTAATTCCTTCATTTAATGTTTCAAAGATAGTTTTTGCTTGTTCAACACTTTTAGCTCTGTCAAATGCTTTTAACACTTTAACTTTCTTGCTTTCGTTTAAATTTTTCGCTTTGAAAATTTTATTAGTGTAAAGTAACTTAGCGTTTAATAGATTAACTTCTTGTAATTCAACTTTAAGAGCATTAATTTCGTCTAATGCTTCTTTAAATCTCATTTTTTCAGTTTCAGCTTCGATTTTGTCGTCTTTTTTACGATCATCACCTTCAGCTTTTTCTTTTTTAGACATTTCGTCTAATTCTACTTTTGCTTCTTTTACTTTATCACTGTTTTCTTCCGAAGCTTTCATTGTTTCGTCGATTTCAATGTCTACGTCTACGTCGTCTTCAACACCAATGTCTTCAACATCAATATCTTCTACGTCTTCAACTTCAACTTCGTCTTCTACGAATTCGTCGCCTGCCTCAATTTCTCCAGCTTCGACCATGTCTTTAATGACATCCTCGATAAATCCTTTAAGGTCGTCTTCTGACATATCTTCAAGGTCTACGTCCTCGTCGTCCATGTCTTCTTTTTCGTCCTCCATACCATCTTCGTAGCCTTCTTCTTCAGCGTCAGTTCTTTCATCTTCTTTCATTGGATCAGCCTTATCTTTTTTTCTTTGGCTCATATCCTTGATGTCTTCTTTGTCTTCTGAATTTTTTGCTTCGTCAATATCTGAATTTTCAAGTTCAGCTAATAGTTCGTCTAAGTTAACTTCGTCTTCTTTAACGACTTCGTCTTCTTTTTTCTTACCTTCAGCTGTTACTTCTTCAACTTCTTCTATTTCTTCTTTTTTAACATCTTCGTCATCCATTTCCTGCAATTTAGCAGATAATTGATCTTTCAAAAATGGTGTAAAAGCTTCTTCTAGAGCAAGTTTGGCGTTTGCGATTGCTACTTCCTTAACGGATTTAGCGTCTGCAATGGCCTCTTTT